TCAACATCACCTCTTACCACGCCTGTTACTCTGTTGGTTACAGTGATATCGTCCACATAGGCATTGGCCCATCTTTCTGAATTTGTTCCTAAATCTCTTGTGCTGTCTGCGTCAGGAGTTACATTGCCCTCAATTCCTGTGAAGTTTAAATCGCTGGCTCCTACTGGATTGCCACCTACAGTTGTACCGTCTCCCACAAACAGTGGTGCCACAGCCTCTGAGCTGTAATCTGTTACAAATATTAATTCACCCAGTACAGGTGTAATTGCAAGACGTTCTGCGTTGGTTCCTCTTCTTAACTGTAATGCCATTTAAATATGCTCCTAATACGTTTATTTATCTGTATTTACTTGTTCTTCTTGATAAATTTTTTGGTTCTATTGCTAATATCTGCCTTTACTTTTGCAGTATCCAACCTAAAATCAACGTTTTTAATAGAGCCTTCATAGTTTACAAACATTTCATTCAGTGTGGCCTCTAAATCCTTGGCAGAAACATTCTTTTTGTTAGGTTTCATGCGAACCTCCCATTTTTTGCCATCTTTAAAGGTCACGTTGATTGATTTTAAGTATTGCACAGGTATTGCAGATACCTCAACGTCTCCGAATACTTCGGGCCATTGACTTACAACCTGCTTGGGCAATCTGCCCTTCTTAAAGTGTACCACAGCGACAGTATCCACAACTAGGATGTTTTCTTCTTAGCAGGAGACAGGTCTTCTGCTTCCTTCCTTAATTTAGATGCTTCCTTAAACAATCTATCTGCATCACTTCTCATACGAGTAGCAATTTGTTCATCGGTCAAAATTTTACTGTCTTGTGGTTTTACACCTTCAAGATTAGGATTAACCTTTGGAGCATTAGACACTGCTAACTTTTCAATTGATACACCTTTTTGTGTAGCGATCATTTTGTTTAACTCATCTAATTGTATAATAGATTGTGTGTTAGGAATCATTTCAACTTGATCAGTTGGTACTTTTTCTAAATTTCCTTGTTTAAAAAATTTAGCCAAAGCATTTAATCCATCTGGTAAAGGCGCTCTTTCCAATGCTTCATACAATTCATTGGCAGTTTGTGCTTCGTTAGATTGAATAATTCTCATTAAGCCATCGTGATCACCTTCTGGTAATTTAGCAGTTCTAATCACAAGAGCTGAGTTATGATCTTGTGGAATAGTTCTGTAAACCACAGCAACCCTGTCATTGGTTCCTTTGATTCTACCTACGTGTTTTGTGTCGGCCATTATTTTTTCTCCTGGGTTCCTGCATCTTTGATCTGAGTCGCAGATGTAGTTGCGTCTGGTTTACCAGCGGCTGGCTTTTGTTGTGCCTCTACCACTTTTAAAAAAGACTCAAGTTTATTGTATGTTGTTCCTACGGCTTGCATTTCATTGGCTTTGAATGCACCCCTTTGAGTAGCAACATCGATAATTTGTTTGATAACTCCCAAATCTTGCACACTTAAATCAGCCGCCGGTGCTTGAGCACCTTCTGGCGCTGGATTTGCCTGTGTAGGTTCTGGAGCCTGTTTAGTTTGTTCTGTCATATCGATACGTCTCCTTATATTTGTTTGACTTTGTTATAACAGAATTATTTAACGTGAGTGAAGATATGGACAACTCAAATTGAATATGGACATTTCTTTTGGTGATTCGAAACCTACCAAATACACATAATCAAATTTTCCAAGCGAATTTAATTGTAAATGTCTACCAAAATAGAATCTACTTTTTAAATTTTGATCAATCCAGTTCACAATTGGTTCTTCGGCATCTTGCCCAAGACTTAAAGGTTGGCAGATTAGATTTTTTGGTTTCTTTTTGAATCTTCTTACATTAAAGAAATTTAATGGATTGGGTGTGTTAGTTTTTTGCAACATTATTCATCATACCTCACAGTAACACCAAAAGGTGCTTCAACGTTTTTATCATGATGGTCATGTATTACAAAAACGGTATCACAATATTCTGCATCGCCCCAACCTTCCCATGTGTAACCATCAGTGAACATGATAAATTTTTTTGGAACAATATCATTTGCTTTCATATATTCCCAATTAGCCATAAAGTCAGTGCCTCCACCTCCTTCAACTTTATATTCTGTAAGGCTGTCATCATGCGGAGAAAAATCTTGTTCGTTATGTACTTCTGTGTCAAAGCACCATATCTTGATATTATAGTCAGCATATTGCGACATGATGTTTTGAACTTCGCCTAAGAAAATTTTAACTTGTTCATCTCTGATAGAACCTGAAGTGTCTATTGCAACACACACATCAATTGTTTCATCATGTTTTGTGCCTGGCAATATAGCACCAGAGTGCCATGCTTTTCTGCTGGGTCTTGTAAATGTATAATCATTTTTAATTACACTTTGAATTTGTGTTTGTAGCACTTCTCTCCAATTCATTTTAGGTTCTGTGAACTGCTGAATAACTCTTTCTATCTCTTTGGGAAGATTACCAGCACCGGCAGTTTGTGCCGCCTGCAACATTGAGTCTTTGACCTCATCTCTTATCTTTTCTAATTCTTCTTTAGAATAAGCAGGAGCCTGACCTTTTTTGTTTTTATTGTCTGGATCTTTGTTTGATTGACCTGTGCTTTCACCTTTTTCCCAATCAATATGTTCGTCTAACAGTTTGCCCAACTGTTCCATTTGTTCTTTGCCTTTTTTATATATGTCATCATACACTGCTTCAGATGTCCAACCATCATATTTCCAATCTTGGAAAATCTGTATGTCTTTAGGTTTCTCACCAATGTTATCTCTAACCAAAGTGTTGTTCACAATGTAATCACAAGCAATATTATGAAGTTGTGGATCTCTGTCTTCTCTTCTTGTCATGTGATCAAACACACAGTGAAGTATTTCATGTGCAATCACAAATTCTATTTCTTTGTTGTTAAGTTTACTGAAGAACTCCACATTGTAATAAAAATTTCTGCCATCAGTTGCGGCAGTAGGACACCAGTCATCGCACTCTTGTATTTGTAGTCTTGTTGCCATGTTGCCAAAAAATGGATGTCTTAATAACAATCCAACTCTGGCCACCACTATTTTATCCAAAACTTCTGCTCTCAAAATTTTAAACTGTTCTGGACTTAATTCTTTTTTTTCTATTTCTAAAGTGTCTGTGTTCATAATATAATAATACTTTCTTTTGGTAAATTAGTCAACCTTTTTTTGGTTTAGGGCACCTCGAAAAGTGCCCTAATATCAGCACTTTTATTTTATTGATTGAGCGGCAGTAACATATTTGCCGTATTTCTCATGGAACTCATCAAAACATTTCACTCTATCAGGATCAATAGGTAATTGATACTGTGTAAGTGCCAATTTGATACCCATTACAACAAGTTCGGTATCAAAATTGTCCATCATAAATCTAAGAAATTTGTTAACTTTGTCGTCAAACTTCTTGTCTTTTTTATCACATGCTTCTTTGAGTTCATAACACAATGAAACTGTAAGCGAGTACATAGCACTTATCTCTTTAGATTTCAGTGTGTCAATTTTACCATCAAGTATATCTGATGGATTAGGCAGTTTGCCTGCCACTTTTCTGTGAGCCATGAACTTGACTGCAAGTCCTTCTCCCACAGCACCACTAACCATGTCAGTGGTAGTGCTTTCATCCAATTCATCTGTTAATAGTTGACTAACAAACGACCAGGATCTTGGAGTAGCAAAAGAACGACTTGGTGACTTAGGATCAAAGTCATACAAATCCTTCTTGCTAAAAGTTAGGTAACCCAACACATCTTTGTGGATGCTTTTGTCAACTGCCCATTCAAACCAGTCATCAAATTCCACTTTCATTTCAAGGTGTATAAATCTGTTTGCCAAAGGAGCCGGCATTCTGTAAACAACACCTTTGTCTGCTTCTCTGTTACCAGCCGCAATAATAACCACGTTGTCAGGTAAAGAGTATGTGCCAACTTTTCTGTTTAGAATCAATTGGTATGCCGCCGCCTGTACTGAAGGAGCCGCAGAATTCATTTCATCTAAAAACAGAATTATACATTTATGTTTTTTAGCCAATTTTTCATCCGGCAATTCTGAAGGTTGTGCCCAATCCATTGTGTTTTCTTTTGAATTGAAATATGGAATACCTTTGATGTCTGTAGGTTCCCATAAACTTAATCTGATATCAATCACATGAGCATTCATGTTTTCACCGATTTGGTGTATTACTTCTGATTTACCAATACCTGGGCCTCCCCATAAAAATATTGGTCTTTTAATTTTTAGTGCGTGTAAGATACTAGCCTTTGCCTTGTTTGGGCTAACTTGTCTAGTTGATATTGTGTCTTGTTGTGCTTTTACCATTTTGTACTCCTTTTGTAACTTGTTGTATAATTTAATAATACATTCTGGTACTCCAAAAGTCAACCCCTTAAGATGTCAAGGTTTATGCGGGTTCTAGCGTCTGTGGATAACTTATTCTGAGGATTCTAGCCTAGAAATTGCTTTATTAAGTCCGTATTTTCTTATATCACCTGAAAACAACATCAATTCCATTGCTTTCCTTTCGTTGGTAACAACAATACCGTCTTCTGCTAGATAGTAAGGACAATTAATATATTTGTCTAAAAATATTATCACCTGAGTGGTAAGAGTAAAGTCTACAGGAAAAGGAACTTCGTAAGTTTGTATTTCTAATTTTTCTGTGATGAATTCGAAACCTTCATCAGTTAATCTCAAACCGCCCAAACGTCTTGTGTTTTTCCACCAAACAGGCATGTATTCTTTCATCGTGTTTTGACCCAATGAAATATTGGCTTGTTTTAGAAATATTTTGGTGTAAGATTCTTTGGTAATCATTGTTCACTGACAGTTTCACCTTGGGTCAATTTGACCACCGTGAACTTTTCAGTGCTGAACATTGTGTTCAATTTTTTTGCTAGATTGAATGCGTGTCCAGGATTTGAAAATGAAACTTTCTTGTATTTAGGTCCAGGATAATTGTTCAATAAATTAGATGACTTCAAATTGAAGGGTTTGTTTTCATAGAAAACTGCCCAAATGGCATCAGCCGCTAAAACCTGCTCGGATTTATAGTCACTTTTGTTGACGTTTTCTAACAAAATTGTTGGTTTAGGTCTACTCATATACACAATATTTATCAATAGTGTATAGGTTTTATTAGTATATAATTGGATTTACAGTCCGCCGCCGTCTACTTTTATGTCTATTTCCTGTTCACTAGAAGGCTTAATCAGCAATGACTCGTAGTTGCCTGCCAGTCTAGCCAGTACTGTGCCTAAACTGTATGCTATTTCCTTTGCACCTGCAATGTCGACTGTAATTTGTTTTTGTTGTGACTGATCAGCATTCTTTATCTGTAGAAGTAAACGTTCTAATGGTGCTGTATTAATCGGTTTTGTTTGCATTGGCTAACTCCTGTTTCATTTCTAATTGTGTTCTAAACGGTCCTCTAAAAGGATAACTCTCTAAAGTTAAAAGTTTAGGACAAAAACTTCTTACCCAACCTTTCTCAAAACGAATAATATAATATCCTGCACAATATAAACTTTTTGATTTTTTACTCTTGGTAAAAAGTGGCAACTTTTTTTGCACATCAAAAATTTGATTGTATGCAATAAATTTACTAGGATAATCATACACAGAAACTTCTTTTGGTTGAGATTCTCCAACGGTACGTTCTACTGTAGAACCCCACATCCAATTGCCAGTAAATTTATTCTGCAATTGTTTTTGATTATCAAATATCATTGTGCCTGTATCACAACTGAACATGTATCTTCTATCTTCTTGTTTACAAATTGTGCCAAGTTTTCTACCATCTTCTTCTAGTATCCAAAACCGTCCATTTAATATTGGCTTGGCGAAGTATTTTATCATCACATTAATCTCCTTTTTTATATTTTGCATTTAAGGGTTCTGCATATGATTCTGGAGAATCGGCAATTCTTTGCATGTCCCATTTTGCACAAAATTTCATTAGTTTGATACCCACTTGATCAACTTGTTTAGGTTCTGTGGAATCAATTGTTTCATTTATAATTTTTCTTATTTCATCAGGCTGTGCAGTTAAATCGCACAGTGTAACGTTTCTGTTGTAGTCATCTAATACTCTGTGTTCGGCCCCTTCATGATCTACCCATCTTTGAAGCATTAGATTATTCCAGTTGTAACCTTTAGTTTCTCTATCTGCAAATGCTTCTTGCAATCCTACTTTTTTCTTTGTACCTTTTTTACGTACGCCAGGATATGCACTGAAAACATTGTCACTGGTATCGCCACGCATACACTTTTCAAACAATAACCATTTAGGATCAGGTGCAGGCTTTTCTTCTTTAGTTTTTTTGTCTATTACTCTTTTATTGTTTTCATCAAAGTAGCCTTCATGCGTTGTTGTAACTTCTTGAATACCGTTGTATTGCTTTACATTAGGTGCAATCAATTGTGCAAAATCACCATCTGTGGAAACAATAACATGTTTATCATCAGGGTGGGATTGAATCCAACCTGCAATTAGATCATCTGCTTCTAATTGAGGGTGTTGTAGCACTGTACAATTTGTTTTATTTGCAACAAATTCTTTAAAATTGTCAAATGTTTCCCAAAAAACTTCGTCTTCCTCTATTTCAGTTTGGTTTCTAGAGTCTCTTGCATCTGATCTATTCCTTTTGTAAGGAGCATAAACATCTTTACGCCAACTTCTTCCTTCCATACAAAATACAACATGACTTCCTTCAAAATCTCTCCAAACTTTACGTATTGAATTCAAAGTTATATGCAACGCCATACCAATTTTATCATCAAGATCACCCCTGATAACGTGTCTTGCTCTGAAAAAGGTATTTGCTGTGTCTACTAAAATGTATGTCATGTGTTAAATTCTATTGCGTTAGTGGTATCTCCTTCATAAAAATTCTTATCAAATAAGTCAAATGCTATACTGACTCTTTCATTGTTATCCTGATGTGCATCTGCTTGATGAAATATAAAACTTGGAAATAAAGTGAGTCCGCCTGCTACATTATCAGTCTTATACACCATTCTAGGATTAACGTGGTTGTGATAGACAGTTTTCGTGTTGTATTTTTCTAAATGCAAGTTTCCACTCAAATATGAAAAATGTTTTGCACCGTGGCAATGAATGTCTATTGCTTGGTCTTTTCGAAGTACATTGGCCCAGCAAAACATTATACATTTTCTGGGCTGTGTTTTGTATTCATTCATAAAATTAACATAACTTGTTTGTAAAAATTTTAACAAATTTTGAAATGCAGGCAGGTCTTTAGTTAATTGGAAAACATTGTAATTTTTATATTGAGCAGTCAAACTTTCGTCACCCAAACCTGTACCACCGTCATCTTTTGTTGTGGATTTGTGTTTATCTATGATATTTTTTTCGTTGTTTAGTATCCACTGTTTCATATCAATTAATCCTTGAGAATCTTTATAATTGTCAAACCACAAAGGTATATTCCATGCAGGCGAAAACTCTGTGAGTGGATGCATACTTTTATGGATTTGTAACATTAACTGATCTCCGACTTGTCGTCACTTAAATTTTTTGTGTTGATATAACCTGCACTTCTTGATGGATCTTGTCCTTGTTCTTGAAGAATATTTTTAGCAATAGTTTTAAACCATTTATCAACTATTTCTTCATTGGATTCACCTTTGTAGCCAGCGTCTATCAACTGTTCTATAAATTCATTGTTCCAATCTAATTCAAAGAAACCATTCTTAATGTTGTCTTTGTTGATGTGTGTGTTTAACACAGCAACCCAAGGCTTTCCTTCTTTGGTTGCTTTTTCTTTTTCCTCCATCAATGCTGTCATCTTAGGATCTTTTACTGTATCTTTAACAACTTCGATCTTTTTCTTTTTAACAAATATTTCTTTAACTTTGTTTACAATGTCCATTTTTTATTCTCCATTTTCATTTTGTCTGTGTTAATCTTATCAAGTCCCCCAGGCATTTCCGAATATGTCGACGTGTAGTCTAGGTGTGTATCTCCATCCTCTTGCCATTGCAAGTTCGGCAACCTTT